TGTTAAGTCAGAAACAGCCGTAGGCTGCACTGCAGTTATGCTTACCGTGGCGCTACTGCCGTATCCACCAGTAACGGCTGCACCAGTTGCAAGCGCGTAACCAGTACCAGCGGTTGTGGCCTGTGGCTGGATGCCTGTAATACCGCCAGTGCCGTTAATACTGCTGACCGTCACAGTGCCGCTAGTTCCACCTGCCACTGCCAGTACATCACCTACATGGTAACCAGATCCTGCGGCGTCTGGTATTACAGTGAAAAGCCCAGTGGCAGTTGTACCAAGCGTGACGCTTTTGATAGAGAATTCTGGCTGCGATAAATTAGGCGTCACGGCCAGCGCAGCGCCGTACAGTGCTGAGTAGGTGATGCCCTCACCTATAGCCAGTGAACTCAAGTAGTTCACCAATGCCGTCTGGATGGCAGTTAGCGTGGCTGAGGTGAAACCACTCAACCCATGCACATACATGCCGATGTACGGTTGCACGTAACTGGGCTGGTAATAACTGATGGTAGTTTCGTATCCAGTGACTGGGTCGGTCACGACTACAGAGGTAGTGCCGTTAGTAAAGCACCCGATGGTCTTCTTATTGTAGATGGCAGTAGCCACTGCTAACGGCAGCCCGCCCTCCACTACCATGGTGATGGAATGCGCCGGGTTGCCCCATGGACTGTCAGTGGCGCCGGTGGGATTCTCTATGGAAGTTCCAGGACCACCCGGCGTCGGATAACCTGGAGCCACGCGCGTGACACCACTGACCGCCAAGACTACCGCTACAGTGGCGGCAATCGGCGTCGTTGATGGAAGCGCCACTGAGACAGCCTGGCGCGCCCGCAGAGCAGAGTCTGCCTCTACGCCAGCGCCAGGCACAGCGGCTGATGCGTTACTTACTGATGTCCATCCGTTGGTGGGAGTGGCTATGATGTTGATGGTTCCAGCTTCAGCCGTGACATTACCTGGCGTTGTGCATACGACTGTGACATTCGTAGTTCCAGTTATCAATGGCGTAGACGTTGGTAGCGCCCATAGATTACCGTTCTGATCTTGTACAAAAGCATTCGTAAGTGTGATACTAGCCGCGCTAACGCACGCCACTAACGCGGTGGAGTAAGAAAACGGCGAGCGAGCCAGGCCATTCATCTTGACCACACGGTCCAGTCCGACCCCGATAGCTGTCAATGGTGACGCTTGGTTGTAGGCTAGCTGCAAACCGGCGTTTGTGTCGGCCTGCTTAAGCGATACGATGGACAGCAGTTGATAGATTGCCGAGTCAGGACCGATATACTGATTAGCGCCGTAGATATTCAAGTATGACTGAAGATTATCGGCTAGAATAGAAGCATAAGACGCTGTAGTAAGCCCGGCGGGTCCTACTGAGGGCGGTGCATACGCGGGAGTCGACATAGTTATACATCCAGACTCGCCGAAGACCCCGGCGTGTTGGTTACATTGACAGGACCGAAGGCTGTCTGCACTGAGGCGCTGAACTTGAATGCTCCGTTTTCAAATGCTGCAGTCACGCTAGAAACTCCAGTAACAAACGGCGCGCCTTGCACCAGCGCCTGTACTAGCGACTGCATAGCCACTTGATTGGCTGGTATTGCCAGCTGCCCCAGCATGGCTTGAAACACTGGTAGACCAAGATTGAGATTCTCCCACCATTCGCCCATAAATAACCGCAACTGCGTCAAGATAACCTGCGCCACTGCGGCCTGGTCGGTAAGCTGTGAGTTAGGATCGAATACTGGATCATAGCCAGCATCCAGAAGCAGATAAGTTATACTGGGCATATTAGATGCACCCTAACTGCGCCGCTCGCGCTGCAATGGCTGCTTCTAGTGCGACTTGCTTAGCCGTCAAGAGAGTCGCTTGACTAATGGTATTAGTATGCACAACTATCATTGGAGCAATCATGTTGGTGATCCAAGTTATTACAGACGGAAGATCTGTCGGCACCACTATAAGAGCGGCTAAGGCTGCTATTTGGCTGTTAATGGCAGTTATCTCAGCTTCTACTGATGGAATCATAGCTGCCTGTAACAACGCCAAAGCTACACAGGAAGGCGCCGCTTCAATGGCTGCTATTTGAGAGGTAAAAAATGCTGTGTTTACTAATGCTGTACCTTGTGGCTGCATAACAGTCCTCAGAAGATGTTTGTTATAATGCCATCTTGAACAGTAACGATTTGACCAGTAGGTGTTGTAAAGCTGCCAGTGGCGCCGTTTCCAACTTGCAAGTTTTGTGATGCAGATGATAATGGCGAGTTGATAGTTACTGAACTCGTGGCATTAACCGTCACGCTCGGCGCCGTCACGGTTACAGCCGGCGCCGTCACGGTCACACCAGCTTCTGCTATGTCTATGACAACAGTACCATCATCGCTGCGTAGTTGCGCTGACGTAGTGGAGTAACTCGGCAGCAACCGTTGCTGGTTCCACGGACCGGGGATGCAGAAGGCGTCTGATAAGTCGTGGCGGCGCAGTTCGAACTGCACGTTCTGCCAGCCGCCATTGGCCCACCAAGTGTCGATGCATAGGTCGGCGAATACTACTAGGCACTCGTCACCAGCTTTCAACGGCAGCGTTAGTGAGAAGCCGCCGCCGCGCGGCAGCACCACTGGCACGTCCAGCAGCTGATGTATCGCCACGTCGACTTGGCCAGCAGGGTCCTGCATGCGTTCCATCACCGTCAATTGCACCATGACAGTCTGCTTGACTGCATCGAACTTTGTGATGAGACCAGGCATAGCCACGCGCATGTCACACGCTGCTTGATGCAGTAAGTCAGTCCACTGAGCCGCGGATGCTGCACTACGCGCCTCTGGCGTGAGGTTAGTGGATGAGGCGGAGTTAGTCGCCATAAACATTAGCCTCCAGTCAAGAATATGCCACGCAGGGCATTTTGTGTGTATTTACGCGTGTAACCTAATACATCAGTTTGCCATACGTTGCCGCGCGTATCGCCGCGATGGTGAACCTCTGCCACTACATACTGCCCATCTTGAGCTAGTGGCATGTATGGACCTTGAGGCATTTGTCGCGTCAACTGTATTATCACAGCGTTATTGATAGCTACTAACAACGGCGGCATCTGCACCTTGAGTCGAGGGTCAAGCAACACACTGAATTCCACACCGCAGTCAGTCTGCCGCGGCGTGCCTACAAGTGGTTGTAGATGGGGCACTACCGGTCCAGTTAGCCGGCAATGGTGGTGAGTAAGTGTAGGCTGGCGCGTCAGTTCCAGAGTCCAGTGGACCGATGGCGTAACCTTTAGGTGCCTTGAACCACTGCATGTTGTGAGTATCTGCTAACTGCCCAAAATACTTGTCGACACTGCCAAATATAACCTTGCCACGCAGGTACTTAGTATCGCCTAGCGCGGACGGTAGTGGCGCTATTGCTTGCCCGCTTATAGCCGTCAGCATCTGAGCTACTACTGTTGCCTGCGTTGTGTTTTGCGCTTGATTGAAGTTAACACGCCGTGCTATGCGCGGGTCGGTGGCTAGGCAGTGGAACGTCATCTTGAGGTCAACGACATCTTCACGTGTCAGTAGCACCTGCATTACAGCACCGCTCCAGATAACCTGCTGGTTACCGATAGACTGATAACCAGCGCTAAGCGTTACCCATTGAGCGTTAGTTAGCGCGTTCTGTATAGTAGCGTCGTCGCAGTTGTATACCGATATGTCGGCGAACCACCAAGGCGATGGAATAGCAGTCTGATGTACGTCGAACGTAATGCGCAGGGCTTCCGGCTCCCACGCGCTGCTGGACAGCACTGCGCCAGGCGAGCCAGATCCATCAGGCGTGTTATAGACAGTAAGCGTGTAGGCGCGGCCCCAGTATGGCGTAGTGGATGCTAATGACGCGGTACTCATGATGGCGTATCTCCCCAAACCAACAGGAAGTCAGAACCTAAGTCGTTCGCGCCTGGGTAATCAGCGTCAGAACTGCCAACATTCAGCAAGTAAGCGCTACCGATGGCAAGGTAGGCATGTTGAGCCAGCATGTTAGCAGCTGGATACACACCTGTCAGCATTGGCACTGAGTCAAGAAGCAGCGCTCCCTGAGCGGAGTACACCGTCATTGCCCAATGACCACTCATATAAGAGTAGTTCAGTGTAAGGTTCAAAGTCAACGGTAAACCGTCCACCGTCACCTGTACAGACAGTGATTGGTTTGGCATGGAGG